GGTAAAAAGACCCCGAAACTGATTCGTGTGTGATCTCCGATTGTCGATTCCGTTCCGATTTCTGCTCCATAACCCACCGAACAATATTCTCCGATTCTCACTCCCGGCATAATGTGGGCGTTGGCCCAAATTCTTGTTCCTTGTCCAAACGAAGGGATACAATGTGCATTTCCTTCAATTATCGCCCTGGGGTGAAAAAATAGATCGGTATCTTTACTCATGCGCCTCCCCATTCACCGGCTGCCAGACTCTAAAGTCCTCCGGCTTCTCGGTGTTAAATTCCTGCCTTGGCTTGGCATCGGGCAACACGATAGTTCCCGCACCTGAGCGAATCGCCGGACACCATTTTCCTTCATGGCGCTTGGCCGTAATGCCGACAGGGAACCAATGATCGAATATCGTTGTCTGATCGACCCAAATAGTGAAACCCAACTCTTGCATCTCATGACAAAACCACAAATCTTCGTGCATCCTACCGGGATTTAATTTGCCGGTCTTAAACCAGGGATCGCCTATCGCATCGAGCACCTTTTTCTTGACCAGCATTCCCGCCTGCCCGATAAAATCTCCCTTGGGTAGAGCCATCAGGCCCTCACCCGATAGTTCATCCCAGGTGTAGAGAGGCATATCGTCATTCCAGATCGACCCATCTTCCGGTGCATGGATTACGCAGGGAGAAAACGGGAATGTTTTACAGGGCGCAATGGGTACTACGACATCCACGTTGTAGTCGAGAAATTTGAACAGGAGATCCGGAGCAAAAGCGTGGTCATCGCCTAAGAAAAATGCCCATTCACCTTTCATATCCCTCACGGCATTGTTGAAATTCATCGCCACATCGCAGCTACGCTTGCGCCTGAAAATAGTTCCCACCGGGACTTGAAGATTTGACAGGGAATCCTCGAACTCGAAATATCGAGGCGTGATTCCCGATGCCAAAGCCACGGTCCCGGCAGGATGGCCGGTGTTGAGCCGTTGCTGCATAGTACCTAAGTGCTCAAAATTAATGTTCCGCCAACCGAAGCTGCTGCCTGCATCAGATAATTCTCCGCATTCTGCGAATCCGCTACGCTCGCCACTTCCAGCGGATCGGAACCTACCGCGAAATAACAACGGAGCGTGGTACTCGATCCATCAATAGTCGCTCCGGTCAGATCAATACAATCTGTGATGACTGTACCAGTTGATCGCTGTAAGAAATCACAATCGCGGAACGTACTACCCAAACTTGCAGAGACAATTTCAATCGCGTCATCCCATGCAGTATCGCCCACCAACTTGAAAGTGCAATTCTCGATCGTTAAGTCCAGCGTAGTCCCTTGCATCCTGATCGCCGGACCTTGGTTGTCGGAAACATAGAAATAGCAGTTGCGGACAATCACATCGTCCAGGGTTGTTGTTGTGCCGGTCCAGGTGCCGTCCATGCCCGTTGTTGCACTATCGGAAGCGGTTGCCATGTACCAGGAATTATCGTGCACGTAGAGCCGATCTGCCGCCGCGCTTGGCTTGATTCCAGCGGTAGCAGCAAGCGGGATGATGTGCAGGTAGGCAATCTCAATGTCCGCCGCTGTGACAGTCAAAACATTCGTACCGGCTACAGAGGTTGTGACAGACGAATACATCCGCGCGCCGCCGCCGGGCATCCGCGAGCGTTCTAGCGGTATCCCCCGCCGAATTCCAAACACCGAAACTCCGGCCACATTCAATGCGGCAGTCGCCGCCCAAGAATGAGCGCCGGGGAGCAACATGATTATGTCGCCCACGTTCGCCGTGCATTGCGTAAAAGCATAGGTCAAAGTGGCAAAGGCCAACTCCGGCGATTGTCCACGCTCCGCTGAGTCCGAGGCTAAATAGGATCGTCCCTCAACCGTATAGGCTGAGTTAGTGCTGGTAGTAGGCGCAACCCAAAACACCCGCCCGCTAGTCTCAGGAACAAATCCCCAAAAAGAACCATATCTCGTGATAAAACCCATTTTCCCATCTCCTTTTTTGCCGTGATTGCCTCATACCTCTTCGACACACGGCGAGTCTGAGGTTTGTGAGGTTGTTAATAATTTTCTTATCCGATGTTCCTATCCCCACCTCTACGCCGCCGACCGCCACCAATGCGAAGTCCCGGCAACGGCATAGGTTTAGGCAACATTCCTGGAATGCCCAATGTAGGTGGCGCACCCATTCCTGGACCACCGAGGAGTCCGGGCACGGGCATGGGCGGAGGCACCATTCCCGGATTACTCATTAGCGACGGGACCGGCATAGGCGCTATTCCACCTAGTCCCGGCATCGGCGGTATTCCGCCCGATTCCCCAAGTGGCAGACCTAAAATCGCAGGGTCTCGTCCATAAAGGTCGTCGTTCATGTCTTGCTTGGCTGATTGCTTGACCTCATGGAACATGCCGGGGTTGGCGTTGAGCTTTCGCCCCTTGGGACCAGCAGCGCCGGGCCAGCTTGCCGTTGACTCCGCTTTGTAGCCGCTATAATTGGACGGTCCTTTGGCGCTTGTATCGGTGTTCTGTGTCTTTGTGTCTTTAACTTTCGATTCCTTGAACGGAGAGTAATGTCGGTTAGGCATCAATAGCCCCCCTTTCTTGCCTTAGAAAACGCAATCGCCCGCAACATGCTTTCTTTTTTCTTGGGATTTTTCTTTACCCAATCGGGCACCGTAGAAGGAATATTCGTATGAACTTCTTCCATCGCGGAGGCAACTTTCGTTTTGCTAACCCGCGCCGGTGAATTGCGGACGACTTTTCGACCACACAATATCTCGGCCATTAGGACACCGAGTTCCCGCACACCCATCTCCAGTCAATCCATGCGTTTCCGATTACGAAATATGCCCGCCACTTGCCTACGAGCGAATCGAAATCTTCAATCATCGCAAACTCGCCCTTAACCGCATCGAGCCACACTAATCCAAAATCCTTCATCATAGTCCCGTCGATCAAAAACCAGTTTTGTGAGGAAGTGAGTTCGATCCATTCCACCACTTCCGCTTTTCCCTGGTTGTAATTGGCGTTGTTGTTGGCGGTATCTACCTTACCCGCCGAGTTGATAATCTCGTAGGCTGTCTCCGCAATCGCCGCCGTTGGCACCAGCAATAGGCTCGGCTTGACCTGGATTTTCTCGGCCCGATCACCACGGAAATTCTTCATCTGAAAAACATTCGCGCTATACGATACGGCAGACAGCGCGGTTGTGTTTAGATTGTCGAATCCAGACGCCGTAGAAGCGCCGGAAGTGGTTGTATGGGAATTGGAACAGAGTGGAACGGCTTCGGAGTGGCTATAGAAAAAACTGTCCGCTCCGAACGCCTGGTTAAAAGGCCGCGCGGCGTATCCCTGACGGGTACGGAAGCAAGCGCCCGCCAACGCCTTGGGCTTTCCTTCAATCAGATTGTGCTGGTCGGTATCGAAAAGCCGCCGCTGGATTTGAATCCCTTTGGCAAACTCAAGCGGAGTAACCGCAACGTCGTATCCCTGGAAAACATCGTCGTAATTCACTGTGCCGGAGAGTTGCGGTACATCGCTCATTGTTCCAAGCGTGCTGAACCGTTCCGTAATCAATTTCGACGGCTTCATGGAGTAAAACTTATCGATCATCTCCGGGTTGTTGGTAAATCGTTCGTCCCAAATCTTCTGAAAACGCGGATCTAACGTATCCGCCATCGCATCTGTTCTAAGCATTGTTTTCCTCTCTTAACGTCGAGAGTGCAGGGACATCTTGGGCGTCATCCTGCTCGCCCGTGACTTCAACCAACTTAGGTCGTGGTCAACCCGTTAAACACATGGTCGCCAATCGTAAACCGGACCGCCGTATCGGTAGTCCCGCGTAGGATCAATTCAACCACGTTGGCCTTGATACCCGTACCTGACGCATTGGTACAAAGCGCCTGAGTCAATAATGTGCTCAAGTTGACCTGTGAATTGCCGTCGCCACCAGCCGCGCCGTTTCCGGTCTCGTTATATGGCATAACCAGAAACGTATCGTTCACGTTGATACCGCCGGACCCGGTAAATGGCACTGTAACCGTCAAACTCGTAGTGGATGTGTGCGTGGTGATCGTGCGTGATTCCCCGCCAATGCCATTGGTGATACGCCAGAGCGTGCCGCCGTCCAAGTCGTTCGACTGAACGGTAGCGGTAAGAACCGTGCCGCCCGAGCTGGCCGATGTGTTGGTTAGAATAGCAAGAGCCGTTCCTTCTGCCGCCGCGCCGGTTGCCGTACACTCGATGATCGTGAACGGATTGATGTCGATCTCTATAGTTCCCTCAGCATCGTTCTGTACCGTGCTGTAGGTTCCAGTGCCGACGCCAAGGCCAATCCCGTCAGCGCAAGCTGTAGCCGTACACGGACCGACATTGCCAGTGGTGGCAACCATCAGATGCGGCACACCCAATACGGTACTCGCAGCACCGAGTTTGTATCGCCTGACGTAATTCTGTCCTGAAACGTAACCTGATACTCTTCCCATTGTCTTAACTCCTTATTGATTGTTGAATCGCCTGCCACGCCGTTTGCCCCGCACAGGATAGCCGTGCCCTCATACTGCGGCGGGCTACATGCGGTTCCAGGCAAATTTCGGGGTAGGTTTCCTCTGGGATAAACATAGTTCCACCGCCGGGAGTCCGTCGGGTATCTTCTTTGCAATCGTCGCAACGGCCATTGGTGACGTAGCCGTTCTGCCCGTTGGAATCGAGACAATAGAACCGCCTATATTTTGCCTTTTTAGGATTGAATTTTGGCCGACAGAAACTACAGAGAATGACGGGCTTGTTGAGGCCGAGAAGATGATTAATGAACGTTGACGCTGATTGATAACCGCGCCGTGCGTTGGTTTGCCTTCCGGGATGCTCGGCAGCTTTTAGGATTTCCTTTTTTGAAAATCCTTCCCCCAATTTTGCATTCTTGGGAACAATAATCAGCGGACTATTCATTTCCTAACCTGCCCTCGTTCTCGCCCCTGATTTTTCTGCCAGTAGCCCATTTCCTTTATACGGTCAGCCTCGGAAGTCCCGGTCTTGTCCCAAAAAGAGACAAGATGAGCCGGAGCTTTAGAGATATCGACTTTCCCGTTGTTGCCACTCGTACCACCTCCGGCTCCTGCGTCCGCCGGTGCCGGTCGCCCGCTCGCTCTAGTGGCCGCGTCCATTTGCCGCCTTGCCTTTACGTCCGAGAGTTTACCGAGAACATTTTCAAGAGCCTGCCGTTTGGTTACGACATTACGAGGCTGACCATAATCACCGATGAGTCTTTCAACTTCCGTATCGGCCTTCTGGCGTATATCGCTTGTCGCGTCCAGAAGATCGGGCGAGAGTTTAAGATATTCATCGAATTCGACCTTGGCTCTCTCCAGCGGTTTTAATTGTTCAGCCGCTTTAACTTTTTCTTGAAGAACACGATCAACCTGTTGTTCAAAAGTATCGGCTAAATAATCAAATCCCTCTTCTCGATTTAGAGTCCCGGCCTGAATCGCCGCACGAAGTTCCAGCGGAGTCCAAAGTCTTGGCGGCTTCTCGCCCGTTTCCTTTGCCGCCCTTAACTGTTCCTCCAGCCGAATGCGCTGCTCGCGCTCGGTCTGCGCTTCCGCCTTGGCCTGCTTCGCTTCGCGGTATTGCTTGCGGGCAAAAACAGCTTCGGGAGAATCGCCACCCGGTTCCTCGTCACCTAAAGGCGCTTTTGGTTCCGGCGGTTCTTTAACCGGCTCTACCGGCGGAATAACCGGTTCCGCTGGCGGAGTGACTATTGGCTCTATGACCTCTGTTCCTTCAGGCATACTTCCGTCCTTGTGGCTTTTAGGTCGCCACTGACCGCGCTAGATTTGGCTCTAGCGATGCCGCGCCTTGGGTGAGGCGAAAAAAAAAGAACCCCTTCGACCCTGCAAGGCGTCTGCCCTACAAAGCCCAAGGGGTTCTTCTGAACTTCCCTATCTAGCTTCCGCTAGATTATGTTAAAACCGAGTGCGTCGGCTGCTTAAAAGTGAGAACGATTTTCATGCAATCGTCCCCGTTGTTTTGCCACTCCTCTATTTTTATCTCACCGCCCGATTGCTGCGCCAAAGTTCTGGCGGATTTTCGGATATCGTCAAAGTCGGGTTGTGCTCCTTGATTCATCAACTACGCCTGTTTTATTTCCGTGTCAAGTAGTATTGCAATCGCCTCTTCTGCCTTATCCCCTAAGGTAATCAAATCCTGAGCAATCGTAAGAGCTTTCCCATAAGCCAATGCGCCGGCCTTGGCATTAACAAGCCACATTTTGAACTTCTGTTCTTCGAGCGGAGTCAGGGGATTTAAGATATCGAGCAATTTTGATTCGCAATGTTTAACCGCAGCTTCAGCCTTCTTTTTTTCCGCCTCTAAATATCTTCCATACCGCTCCCATCGTGGATCGGCCTGAAGCTCGGACATCATCGTGCCCTCGGCCTTAACGATGCGCAGGCGATCAACCTTGCGATTATTGTATTCCCGTTGTTCGGCTTCTAAGTGTTGAGCAACGTCTTCGTACTGCATTACTGCAAACTCCCGTCAAGAGTCCCGCCGGGCTGCATGGGCTGATTTGTTCCGGTATCGGGACTAATAGTTGAAGGAACGCCGCCGGGACCACCCTGCTGCGGCTGCTGGACACCGGCTGCTGCCGCCATCATCTGCTGCGTCTGCTGTTCCATAACGGCATAACCCCGAACGATCTGAACCCATTCCTCGAAAGCCTGAACTTGCGGCGGTAAGAAAAGCTGGAGATTTGCCATGTTCGGACGATCTATATTCGGCGTTGCCGCCCATTGCATGAGTTTCTGCAAGTGCTCCATCGGCGGCTCCATCGGAGCGCCGATTACCTGCTCACCGGAAATAAGCATCGTTATTGCTTCCTCGGCTAGAAGTTTCAGGCCGGTAATAGCCGATGGTGGACGCTTATTATAGCGGTCGGGATCCAAGTCCTGCGCCTTGTCGATATCACGCAGAAGATTATAGACCTGTTCCGCTCCGACAATCCCCGCCTGAATCGCAATCGGTGAGACTTTGAGCGCCAGGTTTTCTTTCAAGACCTGCGCCAACATCTGTTTATTTGTATTCAGCATCGTAGCCTTAAATTCAAAATCCATGTCCGCGTCGATCTCACTGGCCTTGATATCCTTATAGGCGTCTTCTCCGGGCTGGCTCATACCGATTATACGAATCTGTTTTTGCTCAGGCAAGTAGCGCCGGTTTAGCCGGTGCATAAGTTGAAACACCGAACAGATGCCATGAAAAAGGCGGCGCAGAATTCGCTCCGAGCTAACATCGATCTGAGACATGAGAGCATTGGTCGTACCTGCGGTTCGTAACGCCGCCGACTTGCCGGTAGGAATACGGCCAAAAGCCAATTCAGAAAAACTCAACTTCTCGGCATATTGCTGCAAGAGCGTTAGTGTGTTGATATTAAAACTCTCCCCGCGTGTGGGCCATTGGGGGAAAAAAACATCTTGTTGAGGACTATCGAGCGGAACTAACACGCCGGGTTCAACATACATATTTTCCGGCTTCAAGCCGGAGGAGGGGCGGTAAAATCCCATCGGTATGTTTGTAATCGTTCCCCAATCGAAAAGCTGATCGAAGGAGACCTCCGACATATCTTGAATCGGCTCCAACGATTCGATAAACGCATGTCCGTCGATCCGGTTCGGCTCCGGAAAACAGGACTCATTAACAACCGGGCGCATAAGCGGAACGCCGGGATATTTCTCTGAGAGAAACCGCATTGCGGCGGGATAGATTTTACTTCCCAATAGTCTGATCGACTCGAAAATTACTTGCTCTTCAAACCCATCGTCGTTCACATCCCATCCGGCAAAAGTAACAATCAACTGCCTATCGTCTCCCACGCCGGGAGTGCTCGCTTGATTCCCGCCAAGCCCATCTTTCTGGGCCTTCGGCTCATCTTCTACCTGTCCGCTATCGGCGGAGGATTTTCCGGTTTTGATTGTTGTAAAATCTTTATCGGTAAGTAAATCATAGGTGCCGTCCGCCATGCGGCGGGAGATAGTG